GCGCAAGCAGCTGCTTGCGCAATGCGTGCGCTTCAAGGTTATTTAAGCGCAGCACGTCAATTGCCCAATCCCAATAAATGTGATCGTCACCGGCAAGTAATACGTCAAAACACATCCACAATCTATCTCGTGACCAACCCACGTCCACCAACGACTGCTCAATGCGGGCCGGCGATTTATTGACATACGAAATTAAATATCGGTCAATTTTTTCTTTATCAACAAATAAATATGTTGCGCAATTTGTGCGAAATGCCGCTCTAGTTAGTTCCCGCAGGATCTTGATCATATTCACTACTGCACCCCCTGACTCACAAACGCATCTACCGCCACGCGCGGCCACTGCCCCGCGCGCACTTCGGCAAAGAACTCATTGGCCAGCACGTCGCCGATCCCCCGGCGCACGCTGGTCTCACTCAGGAACGGCTGCAGCCAGCAGCGGCAGCGCGGATGGTACGGCGGCGCTTTGACCGTCGTTCCCTGCCGCCCCAGCAGCGTCCGCGCCCGGGCCATCGCCGCCTCTGGCGTGTACCGGTCACCCAGCAACTGGCGCATGGCTCCGGAGTTGGCCACCGCGTCTGGCGTCAGGCTGAAATCGCTTTGCAGCTCCACAATCGTGTTGTGCAGCGGCGCGCAAAACGGGCACACTCGTTCGTCGCGGGCCGTCTGCCATCGTTTGCCGGCAACGACGCCAGTGGAATCCCAAAGGATCATGTTTCCCTCGGCGAACACGCGCGTCACCTCTGTGACGGCAATCGCTTCGGCCCGGGTACGGCCGTAAATGGGCGCCAGCTGTTGGATGAGCACGGGCAGCTCGTCCCCGGAGGCCATCCAGCGCTGAATGAGGCGGATGGTCTGGTCGCGCGTGGTGCCCACAATGCCGGAGACGGTGCTGAGGCGGTACTGGTTGAGGAACTCCAGCGCGGCCGTGTTGGTGAAATCCCAATCCACCAGGCCGGCGATGGCCGGCGGCAGCTGCGTCGCCGCCGTGGTCATCCCCTGCAGGAGCGCGTCCATGACGTGCGGATTCATCTCCGCCCACATGTACGCCTCTTCGTCGTTCCAGAAGTCGAAGGATAGCGGATCAGACATTAGCGCGCTTCCATCCCTCGCTCAACCCGCTGCAGCGCGCCGCTAAAATATCGCTGCGCCGTGCGGTACCAGCGCCGCTCCATGCGCCGGCGCTCATCATCATCCGGTGCGGTGCCGGCCGCATACAGCACGGCCGTGTTGTCATCCCGCTCTGGGTCATCCTCATCGTCATCCGGTGAGTCATCCTGCCCGCCGCGGCCGCGCAGCTGCTGCCCCATCAAGCGCGCGCGCTCGTCGGCCGCCGCCTGCGCCTCGTCGGCCAGCTGCTGCAGCTCCTCGACCGTCTTTTCTGGCATCCCGAATATGGAGCGGATCTGCTGCTCATCCTCTGGCGTCCAGGTCAGGCCACCGCCAACCGATTTGATAAACTCAATCATCATGTCGTGGTCGACATCCCCCGCGGGCGAGTGCTCCAGCCGCACGGCGCCAGGCTCACGGCCGTTCAGCCGCAGCAGCCGGTCGACGGCGTATTTGGTGAACGTATCCGCAATCGTCGACGCGAACGCATCCACCGCCATTGTGAAAAACGAGACATCGCTCTCGGCCTTCGCCTGGCTGCCGACACTGTTCATCGCCAGGATGATAAATTGCGCCAGCACGGCCATGAGGATCTTTTGGTCGTACTCAGTGATGGTACTGTTCAGCGCCATAAACACCTGCGCATTGCCGGCGCTCATCATCTCCACATTCCAGCGGTGATGTTCTCCCTCGCCCCGCGGCGGCGGCACCACCACCCCGCCCTGCTCGTCAACGCGGATATTGCGCGCCAGCCTGGCCGCGCGCGTGTAATCGGTGCCGGACTCGTCCGGGTCCGCCCCCAGCGGCATGGTCACTTTCGGCAGACCGGCGGCGTGCCGCTCGTAGCCGATGGCGCGGATCTCCTCCAGGTTGGCGCCGTAGTAGTAGCTGGTCCAGGCCGGGCGGAGAATCGATTCCCCCTCCGGATTGCCACCGGCGTGGCGGAACCGAATGAGCAGCAAGCGGTCAATAGGAATCGGCTCCGGCCACAGGTGCGGATACTGCTGCAGGCCGATCAGCCCGCCGTTTTCGTCGTACAGCCACTCCATGTGTGTTTCGTGCCCCAGCATCTTGAATTTGCGCCAGAGTAGACGGCCGTTCACACGCTCGTATTTGTTGGAAAACGTCACCCAGCCATAAAACGCCGACAGGATGGCATCGGAGATGAAATCGTTCCAGGAATGGGTGAGGTTGGCCCACGCCTCCCGCACCAGCTCCAGATCGGGATCCCCTTCGCCGTTTTCGCTGGTGAAAAACCAGTCGACGCTGCGGATACTCATCTCGATTGCCAGCCGCAGCGCGCCGCCAATAAGCGGGCTGTTTTTGACCATGCGGTCGACGGTCTTGACCTTGGCCTCGGTCGTCTTCCAGTCTGACAGGAAATCATCGTGCACAATGCCGAAGCGCTCGCGCTGGCCGGAGCTGCCGATCTCCTTGGTCAGGTTGCCGCGCGACGGCCGTTTGCTGATTTTTGCTGCTCGTATCATCATACCCTCCACCGGCCGGCGCCCCGGCTGGATTGATTGCTATTTTTCCATTTGCTCTTTTGCTGCGGCTGCTCAGGCAGCTCCGTGCTGCCTTTCTCGCGCAGGTACGACCCGATATACCGCAGCGCGTCCAGCCGGTGAAACGTGTTTTTGTCAGCGATCTGCTCCGTCGGCTCGTTCATCTCATCCAACTCGCGGGAATAACTGAGAATCTCATCCAGCAGGCCCTCGCAGTTGTCCATCACAAACAGCTCGCGATTTTTGAACATGCCGTACACCCGATTGATGCCGACCTCCACATCCCGCACCGGCGGCTGATTGATTAGCAGCCCGCCGGCCGTAAACTCCGACCGCCACTGCCCCTCGGAGCTGGCCCCGCCGTAGGCCATCGGCGAGCGCGGCTCCCCCTCTGTGATGTATCGTGCGTGCTCTTCGGCCAGTCGCCCGCCGGCCAGATACTCCCGGTACACGTAATAGCGGCCGGCGGAAACGAACCGCGGTCGCGCATTGCCCGGCTGAGGCTCCATGTGCCCCTCCTCGGCCAGGAAGACGGCCGCCGTGTTGACGCCGCCGAAGTCGACGCCGACATACCGGGGCCAGTGACCGGGCACATCAAACGCCGGCACCTTGTGCACATCCTCATCAAAGCAGTCGTAAATCATGCCCGCCGGCCGGGTGAAGATCGCCCGGTAAAACATATTGAATTTCCACAGCGGCAAATCCCGGCGCGCACGTTCCATTTCCTCCTGCGGGAATCCGGGGTTTTCGGTGGACTCAAAACGCACCACCTCAATCGCCGGGTCGTGCGGAGCCTGGTCAAATAGTTTCTGTTTCAGCCAGCCGAGATTGTACGGTGTGGTGGTGATGAGTACCCGCCCCTGCGCCAGCGACAGCCGGCGCATGATCGCTTCGTAAGATGACAGCTTGAATTTATTCTGACCCGCTTCATCCAGCCAGGCCGCTCTGGCCGTGGCCGACTCCAGCGACTCCGGATCCTGTGCATGACCGAAAAAGATTTTGACATCCCCGCCCGGGTCGCTGCCAAATGTGCGAATACGGCCGTCGCGGGTAAACGTAAATGTCTTTTTGCTGCCGCCGACGTAGCTGCCCAGCTGCAGCAGCTTCTCGAATAGATTGAGGAATTCCGGCAGCGCTTTTTTCTCCAGCAGCGGGAACGTCGGCGTAACCACCATGTAGTCGCCAGGGCCGCGGCGCTGGATCTCCCGGTGCAGCCACCACGGGCCGAATGAGGTTTTCCCGCCCTGTGTGCCGGCCAGGACGACCACGAACCGCGCCTGGCTGTCCCACGCCCGCCATTGCCCGGCATGGAAGTTCAGCTGCAGGCCGCCGTCGTCGGCGACCTCGTACATCGGCGAGGGGACTGCATCAATCAGCATCCGGCCGGTTCTCCGTGATGTAGGTGATGGGGTTGATTTTCTCCCCGCCGCTGGTCACGTCTTGCTTCTGCACCAGATCGCCGGTGATGGTGAAAAACGTGCGCCGGTCGGTCGGCGCCTGTGGACTGTCGCCGGCGGCGGAGCGGCCCAGCGCGTGCAGGGCCGGCAGCCGGTAGCGCATCAGCAGCCGGTTGACGGCCGTGTCCTGGGCCATGATCGCGTACTCAGAATATTGCTTGGCGTAGGTGCGCAGCCGGCGGTCGGATACACCAATGATTTTGGCCATCTCTTTTTGCGTCTTGGGAAGGCCGACAATTGAGAGGAGATCCGTACCGTCATCAGTCTGGGCGGTTTTGTGCGCTTCCCATGCCGCCCACAACGCAATGCGGTGGTGCGATGCGTTGGAACGGCCGTCGCGCTCCCTGAGCTCAGCGCGGATGTTGTAGTATGCGGTTGCCAGGGGCGAGTCCTGAAATGTCGGGCTCTCGATGTCAAATGGTGATGTGCCGCTCATATGCCCAAAAAGCGGAAGTACCGGATCGCTTAAATCCAGGGCGGTCGAGTTGTTGCGCTATTCCCCACCCATGATTATACGAAACCCCTACCCCGCAACAGCCGGTCGGCGCAGCACACGGCGCACCAGCCGGCCAAAAAACGACAGAAGAGACGGCCGTGCCCCCTGGCTGTCGCCAGCGGCCGTCTCTTCGTCGTGCTCCAGTGTCAGATCTACCGCCTGACAGTCTGCTGCAAGAATGGGCCACG